ATAAAGAGGAGTCCATGAAAACTTTACTCATCCATAAAAACAGTAAAAACGGTAGCTGGTTTTTATATGTTCTCTATAAAGACAAGTTTTATTATATTGATTCTTTGTTAGAGGAAGGAATTAGACAAACAAAAATACTTCCTTTTATACGCAAAGATATAGAGCGTTGGGATTCTTGTACAATAACAATGCTTGAAAAAAGAGACTACCCTATAGTTAGGGAGTGTTTAAATAAAACCTATGAAAAGTTGTTGAGGGACGATGACTCATATAATTAAAAATGATTTCATTATTCTGCTAATACACCAACATATTTCCTCTCCTGATGAGTGGTATGCTTATATATATTATGATTCCAATTTACTTTATTTAACTGGAGAGCTTTCTGGAAAAGAAATGCTCACCAATGCCCTAGAATTCATTGCCTTAGATAGTGACGAATGGAGCCCAATTACTTTAGATTCTTTATCAACAGAAGAAATACACAGTTTCTATCGAGCCCTAAAAAACCTTGAGAAGGAGTACACTTTTGCAAAACATATTCTAGAAAACAGAACATAAACTGGGTCTTGCAAAAATCTTATTTTTCGTGTAGTATAGAAAAAACCAAAACTTTTAGGAGTGTATCATGGAAGAAAAGCTTGCACGTCTAAAGAAAAATCACGGGGGAACCATCATCGAACTGTACTCAGACCAAAAGAAACGCTGGTATAAATATTGTGAGGTTGAAACAAAATCAAAAGCGGTACAATTATGTCAGCAAGAGGGATTCAAAATCTCTCACATTCGTTAGGAGGTCATCATGACTAATGAAAAACTCCCTCTAAACTTCAGACCTTTTGTTTCAGAAGAAGACAACGAAGAAAATAGGCTCACTTCTGTTTCCTCAATTGACCTTATACATAAAAACTATATGATTCCATATAAAAACTTTCTCCTACAGGCTTGTATTATGGGAAAAGTTGCTATCAAAATGGAAGAGGTAAATACCGTTCTTACTTTTACCCTAGAAGGTAAGCCTAACAATGTAATTCAAGTCACAAATATGATACTTGCTTGGCATCATGGTGCTGTAATTGTTGGTACTCACCTCTGATAGTACCACGGTACTATTGCCAATTTACTCACTTCTGCTATAATTATCGTGTCCGTTCCTAATTAGCGAAAGGAAATATCTATGACAAAAAAATATAGAAGTTCTACTCAAATGACCGCCGCCATGATTGCTCTGCAGTCTGGTATTCCTACTATTTTGTGGGGAAAGCCCGGTACAGGTAAAACCTCATGGATTAACCTTGTATCTGAAACCCTTGGCTATCACACGGAAACTGTGATTGCTTCTATTCGTGAACCTGCTGATTTTGCTGGACTTCCAGTTATTCAGTCAGACGGTTCCGTTGCTCTTGCTACCCCTAATTGGGCTACCCGCATTATTGAATCAGAACGAGACGGTCTTTTGTTTTTGGACGAAATCTCTACCGCTCCTCCTGCTGTGCAAGCGGCACTTTTGCGAGTAGTGTTTGAACGTGCGGTTGGTGACACAACACTTCCTGAAAATACAAAGATTATCGCCGCCGCTAATCCTACATCTACCAGTGGAGGAACATGGACACTAAGCTCTGCCTTGGCAAACCGCTTTGTTCATCTTGATTGGGGTATCGAACCTAAAACATGGGTTGAAGGAATGATGAATGGTTGGCAAACAGAAAGTAACGTGGTAGTTCTTCCTGAAAATTGGAAGGATGAAATCCAGCAAGCGGTATCTCTTGTCACTTCCTTTATTCATCATCGCCCTGCCCTTCTTATCAACCAACCAGAAGATATTGAAGCGGCTGGAGGTGCTTGGGCGTCTCCACGCTCTTGGGAAAATGGGGCTATATTGTTAGGAGCCTGTGATAGTGTAGGAGCAGACAATAATGTTAAGCTCATGCTTCTTGTTGGCACTATTGGAAAAGGAGCGGCTACTGAGTTTTTACATTGGGTAAATAACCTTGACCTTCAAAACCCCGCTGACCTTCTCAAAAATCCTGATAGTTTTGTTCTTCCTTCTACTGGAGATAAGGTTTTTGCTACCCTGTCCGCAGTAGTAGCAGAAGCATCTACCAATCTTACAAAACATAATTGGGAAGCGGCATGGGATATTTTAGGAAAAGCCGCAAAAGGAAATCGTGCCGATATTGCGGCTATTCCTGTAAAGACCCTTGCCAAAGCCCGTGGTAAACACTCAAAGCTTGCCATTCCTATGGACATTAGGGAATTTGTGCCTATTCTCAGGGCGGCAGGACTGCTGTCAAAATAAATTGGAGGTTGCTTTTTTCAACCAATGGTGATAAAATTGCTTGGGCTTGATTTACTGCTATTTAGTAGAATGGGATGGGACGGTGTTCCAATTGAGGGATTTGCTCTAGGCATCGTTCCATCCCACAAAGAATACTTTTATGGAATTATCATAGTCTTCTAAAGAAAGGGGTTTGAATGAAAAGAACTATAAAGCTAAAAGAATTGAAAAAGGATAAGTTCTTTTGCTCAAATTTAAAGTGGGAAGACTATATGTTTGCAATTGGTTATGAGTATATTCTTGACGCTTTTTACACTCAACCAGAACGTTTTGCTCTAAATGGTAACCTGTCCTATAGAAAATGGGCATCACTGAAAAGTAGAATGACAATTAACGATAAGATATTTGTAAAAACCTACGTCCGTCTTATAGAGAAAGTGGAGGGAAGAAATGAATAAACAACTTAGCAGGGAAGAAATGATTAACGATTTGGTTGAATTCATCGCTGGTGTTAGAAAAGAGGAAATCAAATACTGGTGGATTGGTGAACTCAGTCTTGAAAACCCTCACCCCGTGCTTATCAGCACTTCCATGAGGGGTCATCTTCGTAATGCAGAGTATTGGGTTCCCATGGAAGATGAACTTGCTCCTTGTTGCCAATATTTTGTTGAAAAGGAAGAAAAGGAAGGCAAACTAAAAGATTTCGAGTGGATGCAACATTGTGTATCAGATGAACACATCAGAAATCTTTTAGAACAACGTTCTGATGAAAAGATTCAAGCTGAGTATACATATATGCTTGAAAGCATCATGAACACCCTCACACAGTCCATCTAATTAGTAGAAAGGCTATATATCATGAGTGATGAGCTTAGTTTGAAGTTCCAAGCTGGACGACTAAGGGCTGTTAGTAAGGCGAGTTATTTATCTGCCGCTATTTGGCAAATGCACCCCGTCAAAACGGAAGCTGTTCCTACGATGGGCGTTGATAAGTATTGGCGACTTTACTATAACCCTAAAATGGTTGAAGAGTGGAGTGTAGATACTCTTGCTACAGTCTTTATTCATGAAGTATGGCACCTTCTCAGAGACCATTCTACAAGGGCAGAAATCATGGGAATAGATAGTAACGACAGGTCGTTTGAAACCATGTATAAGCATCAAGTATGGAACTATGCCGCAGACTGTGAAATCAATGATGATTTGATAGAGGAACAAATGGAGTTTCCGCTAACCCCTGTTACTCCAGACGCTTTCAATCTTCCTAATCATGGGATGACAGAGTTTTATTACGATAAGATATTTAATGAAAAAGAAATGGAAAATGCCAAAAAAGAATTGGAATCTCTAAGAAATAAAATAGCCAAAAAATTAGGAGACCACCCCTCATGCGTTTCTGGAGATGATGGAAGTGGTGCAGGAGGCGTAACAAAGGAATGGGAACTTGGTGCTGACTCAAAAAACGAAGAGGGAAATCCAATACCTGCCACTGGCGAAGGTGAGGGAGAACTGATAAGACAGCAGGTTGCTCATGATATTGAAAAGAACATAGGAAAAGCCCCCGGATATGCAGAACGATGGGCTAACGAAAAGTTACATCCAAAAATTGACTGGAGACAGCAACTTAGAAGTAGTATTCGTGGAGCTTTGGCTACTAATGCAGGGCGTTCAAACTATAGTTACCATCGCCCTTCAAGACGCCAATCCGCAATTCCTAACATCGTACTTCCAACCATGCGCAGTCCTAAGCCTGATGTATCTATTGTTATTGACACTTCAGGAAGTATGAATAGCGAAGACCTTGACCGTGCTCTTGGCGAGACTCAGGGAGTTATCAAAGCTATTGAAAGTTCTGTAGAGGTAATTGCCTGTGATTCTTATGCCTATTCTGCACAAAGGGTCTTTACAAAAAAGGAAATTAATCTTTTGGGCGGGGGTGGAACTGATATGAACGCTGGTTTGCTCGAAGCGGCTAAATCAAAACCCTGTGTTGCCATCGTCTTTACAGATGGATACACCCCTGATTGGATGCCCTCAAAGCCAAAAGAAATTGATACGGTAATTATCTGTATTATTGAACAAAAAGGAGGCTACAATGGACAAATCACCCCGCTACCAAAATGGGCTACGAAAATTAATGTCGAAGTTAGTTAGTATTATAGAAACAGCATCAACGTTTATTCTGTATGCACTACTTGAAATCCCTGTGATTGTTATCAGGATTTTATTGAAGATTCTTGTCTACCTCTATACAATTCTTCTCGCTTTGCAGGTAAGCATACTAAATACGGTACTTAAAGAAAATGTACCAGACCTATATAAAAAGATACAAAATGAAAAAGATAAGCTATAAAATCAATAAACCCTTTTATGATGCGGAAGGTCTACTACGATGTCAGTATCATCCTACTGAGATTGCGGTAGGTCTTCCCATCCTAATGGGTAACTATCTTTGTCCTTCTAAAGTAATGGGGGATAAAAACACACACGCTATAACAACTTTGGATAACTACAGAGCCTTACAAAGCACCCTAGCACTAGCCATGTGTAAAAATTGTTTCAAAAATTGGGTCACGAAATTTCCAGAACTTACTATCTCTTTACTTGCACAGCAACTTTATTCATGGGATACTGGAATCCGTGCTTTCACAAACGCCGATGATTTAATCACTCTTTCTAAATTTATCACGCCGACAGGAGTAAGTATAAACGTTGGTTTGGAACGAAATCTAGCACTAAATGTCTACACAATAGATAAGAACATTAGTGCTAGTGCCTTAGAAAAAGCTTTGGCGGAACTTAGTGTCGTTCGAAGACCGCACTAACCGCTATGTCTAAAGAAACTCTATCCGAAACATCATCCCACCATTCCTGCAAATGATTAGGATAAATAAATCGCCTGATATGATTACAGTAGGGGTAGGCTTTACAGGGTACTCCACCCGGACAAACGTCCTGCGGTACTGGAGCACCCTTTAGCCATAGGTCTCTGATTGTATCCCTTCCCCACTTGTACCCAACTACATATGGGGAAAGGATTCTATACAATTCAGGAAACGTAACTTGTCTAACTTCCATCAGGTCTTCCACCCTTTGAACCTTCATATTGTCTCAAACTACCGCTGTTGGGAGATTCTCCACGCATAATAGACAGTAGTTTTTCACCTAAATCACCGTCTTGCATTTCCTCTTCAAGCCTACGTTTTTCCTCTTGCCAGTCTCTACCACGTATAAGTGCCGCAGTTTCCTTAGACAGAATACCAAGGTCTGCTTCCATCATCATAGTTTCAACTTGGTCTCTTGGGTCTGTAGGAAGCGGGTCACTCCAATGAGTAACCAAGGTATAATTCTCAAACTCTTCATTATTGCTCAGGAATAAAAGAGATTCTCCAAGCTTTTTGAACGCCGTTCCATAGGTACTACGCTTCTGTCCTAGCTTATTCAAGGCGTCAAGATACAAAACACGCAAACCGAAGTTTGTAACATTGCCAATCTTTTCCTTGAACACAGCAGGGTCTGCCTCACGCCCAATTGTCCAAAAAGCCTCACGAATAATCTGGAAAAATTGGAACGTTGATTGCAAATCACTGTCCATCTCAAGATTATAGATTTTTGCTTCGTCAGGGGTAGCTGAAACAGCCCAAAATGATTCAACGTTTGTTTCCTGAATCTCCTTGGGGTCTACTCCAATACCGATTGTTCTTGGGTGAGCATGATACCGAATAATTCTATTAACGTTAGACAAAATAAAGTTAATTTCATCGTTCAGTCTGGTAACGTTGTGCATGTCCGACATGCCAAAATAATCTCTTGGGTGAGGTAAATTTTGTCCATCAATAATAGGACAAACCTGCCAAACATTTAGAGGACTATCTACAATCCAAACGTAAGTATTTCCACCTGCGGCTTTTCTGAAAGTATAGAAGTCCTGCATATACCAACTATCATCAAGCCCATAATACTTACCATTTACAATCAACTGCCGAAAAGTAGCTTTCTTGATTGCGCTATTTGGGTCATCTGGATTTTTTCTATATACTTCGTACTCAATTTTATATGCCCTGATTTTATCTTTATCATCAGGCGCAGTCAGAACACTTAGAATGCCGGGGTCAAGGACAACTACCCGTGCTCCTTCATCTTCCATTACAAGCTTGAAAGCAAAGTGTCCAGTCACACTACCATAAACACCTGTACTATTAAAAATCTTATCCAGACCACCGCTACGTTCCCAAACATCTTTTAGATATTCATGTGCTTCAATTTCGAGTAATTTGTTAGCATCGTCGGGGGTCATTGCTCCCTCTCTTGAGAGAGCTTCTTTTGATTTTAATTCAGCCTTCTTTTCAACATCAAAAGAAAGCATTTCTCCCTTCGAAGCATCCCCAAAAAGTCTGGCGGTGGTTCTATCAATTAGAACAGAACATAAATTGACAATAACGTTATCATTTGGCTTGCCCGGCTTAGTTTTAAGAAACTCCCGCATCTTGCCATCATAATAATCCCAATTTTCCACATATTGAGAAACTCGTTGCTTGTCTTCCTGCTCCGCTTTTTCATTGCTAAACTCAGCATGTACCGCCATAAACATCTCATCTACAGTCTTTATAAATTCTTCTGTATAATTATAGGCGATGCCTTGCTGTTCTTTTTTATCTGCCATAATTCCTCCACATATCTAATTCATTCTACTCATAATAATTTTATTTATCAACTAACTAAAAAACGGATTCTCAGCCTCATAAACAGTAATTCGTGCTCCTTTACTGTCATCATACATAAGAAGAGAAAGTGAATCAGCCTTGTCTGGAGACTTACCCAACCTTCGCTTGATTTCATCCTTACGCTCAACCTTGTAGCCGTTAGCGTGCATTCTATATCTGATAGATACCAACTCCCCAACCAAATCATCGTCAGGGGGTAGGCATAACAACTCCTCTTCTGGAGTAATAGATGGGTCTAGACGTTCACGAAGTCTCCAGTATAAATAAGACCGTAGATTATAAAAACCAACTGTACCTGTGGCGTCTTTCTTTTTTGTAGGCTTAGAAACATTTACTCCCGTAACATTATATTTCTCTTCGTCTCTAAATCCATCAACAACTCCAACACCAATACCAATCACATCAACATTTGCTCTAGCTTCATACTTTCCTTTATCTTTGTTGTAGCTCTTACCTAAAACTTTTTTCAGAATGCCTATATTAGCCCCAGTATCAGGGTTTTTATACTCCTCTAGTAGGGAGATATAGGTTCCGTCATAAAGCTTCGCTATGACCGTGCTAGAAGCCCCCTCACCGCCAACATCCATTCCAATCACCTCTAGATGTCTTTTATGATTAGGTATATCAGACAAAGCATACCATCGTTCTATTGCCGCTTCTACAAAATCCATAGGAATAAGGGCGTTCTCTTCGTCCTGTGCAAACTCAGCCATAAACTGCTGACGGAAGAATGGAGCGGTTTCTCCCCACTGTGCTTTTCTGGTTTCCATCAACTTTTTGAACCCCGGAACACCCTCTGCCAAAGCCATTTCTCTTGTTACATGAACAGGTGTCCAGTCTTTTAACCCCTCACGTCTGGCATGAATTTCGTAAAATCGTCCTCTTGGCGTGCCGGGGGTACTGATTGCTAAGTAATAATATTCTTTTGCGCCGACAAACGAACCCTCGATAGCATCCCAAATATCATCAGGAACCGCTTTACCCTCATCAATAATGCACACAACTACTTCTGCATGTGTACCCTCTATCTTAGCAGGGTCTTTAGGAGCTACAGCAAAAGCAAATCTGTTAGACCCTAATTCAAGACGATGTTTTGTAAGTTCTTTATCTCTGCGAATAGCTAAGTCTACCTTATCCCAATTACCAACCTCAGCCCAATTAGCAATCTCCGTCCAGAGACCGTTTGTTAACTGTTGCCATGCAGAAGCGGTTGTGATAATTTTCACATTCTCGAATACAGTCAAAGCCCATAAAACAACCCATGAAGCTAACGCAGTTTTTCCATATCCACGAGGACTACGCACGCAAACACGATGCACATCAGTAAGAAGATTTAGTATCCGCTCCTGAGTAGCTCGTGGCGTAACGTTCAATATCTCCTCAACAAATAGAGGAATATTGTCTTTATATTTAAGGGCTGTCCGAGAGACTTTCCCCAGCTTCGGAGGGGTCACTCCCTGACTTTCCGCTTGAATCAGCCCCGCCAGAAGACTTTCCATGTCTTGTCGGCTCATCCCGGTTAGGGCGTCTTCCCACTTCGACGTTGGCAAGCCTCCTAGCAAGTTCTCTTCGTAATTGCTCATCTGTTAATTCCGCAACCTTCGCAATATGTTCTGGAATACCTCTAGCTTTGTTTTCTATTTCAACGGACTGCCTCCACGCTCTCAAAGCCGTTGGAACATCCTTAATTCCGTCCTTCAAAATCCTTTCAAGAGCCAATGCTTGCAAAGCCTGAGAAGCTTCAATATGTCTGCGTGCCATTTCAACGCTTTTTTCTTTTTCCGCTTCTATCCGTGCTTTTCGAATCTCTACATCCCATGCCTCAGCACGCTCTTTCCACTTCCATTCTTTAGCTACATTACCCCATGAAGTTGTATAGCCGGGTCTATCTGGAAGACTTCCATATTGTTCCTGATAGTATTGACGATATGCCTCAGTAAGAGTTCTATTTGCTCCCTGTGGTCTATAGAATCTATCGAACCTATCAAACCATTTTGTGTCTTCATCTGGGAGTCTATCCCAAGGGTTTATATCGTCTCTTTGTTCCATTAAAATTCAATTTCCTCTCCACAATGAGGACAAATAAACGGTCTTCTATATTTCCCTTCTGCGTTATCCCTCACTGGATTTTTCTTTAATGTTTCTTGAATCAATCCTTCAAGGTCTGGTACATTTGAAAGTTGGTCTTTTATATCCACATTAAGGTTGGACAAAAGTGCTGACGCTTTATCTTTTGCGACCTCAGCCATAGAGCCAAGCGGGTCTAAAGTCATTAGAAGGGTGTCCGCCTCTTCGTCTGAAATATCCAAGATAATTGTTGGAATAATCTCATCTTGCAATAAACCAGCCCGCATGTGCCCATCTACCAAAACTAGCTTACCGCCCTCACGTTGACTTTCATATGCCAACACAACGTCAGCAAATCCAATATCATCTAAAATATCTTGGAAGAGTTTTACCTGACTTGAGGGATGAACCCGCCAATTATTCTTGTTCGGCAATATCTGGTTCGCTGGAACTTGTCGAAGTTCTTTTACTCGATTTTTCACTTTTACCTGCCTTTTTCGTTTTAGAAATAGAGTATGTTGCTAAGGTCTCGCCTTTTGCGTCTTTAAGAATTACCTTAGTTGCAGTTACAACGCTATTTATGCGGTCAGGAATACTGCCCTTACCGCTCTGCTCGTATTTTCGTACAGCCCACCAGTATGCGCCGTCAACTTTACCGTACTTGTTTACAAAGTCTTGCATAAATCACCTTTCCTTATTTGTGCTCTAAAGAGGTCATATTCTGTAAAGCTTGTAATATTTTATTTGTGCCTCATAAGAGCAAGTATTCTTGCAAGTAGACACTAGACATAAATTTATACATCTAATACTCTGCACAAATCCTTCCATATAAAGGTTCAGGACTGATATAGCAAGGGGAAGCTACACCAGCCCTGATGAGAAAGGAGGTTGTGAGAGAGTAGAAAGAAAACCTGTACTCTGAGTAAATTCTATGATAATAATTAAAAGATGTCAAGTTCTTCTATAGGGTATAAATCACGATAAAGCAGATTATAACAGTCTGCATTAAATCGCCACCCTCTTCCTGTAAAATCATTAGGGTCTAAATCGCCCTTCTTATGAAACGTTGCCTTCTCAAAATACTCCTCTTTTGGCATCCAGCCTAAATACTCAACTGTCCATACATCATTTCTATTATACGCACTAGCAAAAATATAGGCATCGCAGTCTTGATTAGGATTGTATGCCGCTATAGACGCAGAATAGTCTTCCTGTGCTGGAACTTTGCGTTGTTTTGTCTTTACGTCATACGTCATCTTGTTTCCAACCAAATCATAATCGTATGACTGCTCTCTGCGAAGCTTTGTTCTTCCAGCCAGTATTACCTCAGCAAGATAACCTACAAAGTTGCCGTTTCCCCTTCGTATAGAATTGTGCAACACCCCTAATTCTTCGGAAAGGTCTCTAGCTACCTTCCTCTCAGTATTGGAAGCTACAAACTCTAGTTTATTCATATAATTAAAGTTCCCTCTCTTTAGGATAGGGCAAGTCAGCCCACATATACTTTGATTTAAGTTCTCTTTTTTCCTGCCTGTTTTTACCTAATAAATAGACATATCTAAACTTTGGTTTGCTCTTCACAGAGATTGCGTTTGGGTGTTTATCCCAAAAATCTTGCATTGTTTCCCCTTTTTTATGGTCATAAGTTGACCTAGAATGAACTATTGTTCCGTCTTCCAAACGATAATGATTATGAACAGATTTTCCAGAATATATCCAATTGGTCGCCTGATAAATCGTTCCATTATGCCCAAAAGCACTGTCTGCATAACTTATTAAAATTTTAGTGTCTGTATGTTGACGTAAATAGGTCAGAGTTTTTGAAATGAACCAACTCTCAGCATTATGTTCTACAAAATCCAATAATACTAGGCGAGTTAATTCCAACACATTATCTGCATACTCATCACCACAAATTCCCTTCACATTGTTTTTGAAAGTTGTGCCATAAGTACATGCACCAACTAAACGATGCCCATAAAACATACCAAAGGAATATTTTATACTGGGGCATTTGTGTGTATAATGATGTTTTACAATCAATTCAATTGCTCGATTGTTTGGTATAAGTTTAACTTTATACTGTTCTGGATTAAATTTCCTACTCATACTTACTTTCCCCTCCTTGAGTCAAATTTTTCTTCCCATCCTTTCACATCCCAACACACATCATACATACTGCATCGTTCACAGCCATAGCCTTTTAGCTTTGTAAAACGTCTATTTTCCCACGCCTGATAAATGTCCTCTACCCTGTTATAAAACTCTTGTTCATCCTCTTCGTTGCGGGTATATTGAAACATCTGTACCCCACCTCTCTTAGGAGCAACAAGATATACTAAGGAATCCGCCCATTTATCTAAGCCTAATTCATCTAGAATCTCTTGGGAAGGCGGAATAAGATAAGACACTGACTGCCACCCATGTGCCTTTGGAGCAATTCCATTTTGTTCTTTGACTGTCCATTTATACCCCGCCGTCTTATAGTCAATTAAGACAGTCTTACCATTTAGAATGCCTACAGCATCAATAATACGTTTGAATTCAATATTATGTGGCTGTAGGAAAACACTGTGAAAATGTTCTCTATGAATAACTTCAATACCAGAAGTTCGTTCTAGGTCTCTGAGATTATCAACTGCCTTCCAAACTTCCTTATCGTATTGCCGTAGAGAAGATTCAGGTTTCGTCTCCCCACTTTCCATAAGAGCATGTACCTGACTTCCAAACGTAAAATAGTCTGGTTTATGTTCTTCCTTTATTGACCAGTTTCGAGAAAGAATAAATTTTGCAGGACATGCGTCAAACGAACTAATCGCAGACTGACTGAGTGACAAGGTTTCAGGGATTATAAATCTATCGCTCATTGTCTATCCTTTTACTCAGTTCAGGAGTAAAACCATCAAATCTTTCTATAATTCTTTCCAGTATAACAACATCCTTCTCAAGTTCTTCCATAAAATTCTCCTCTCCAATAGCTCTCCTGCCGGGTGATGGTAAATACCGATACCATCTTGCCAACTGTTCTTGTGAAGCTAACTCAACCTCTTCCCATGTTGGATATTTCATTATTCAAAGCCCTCTTTCTCAAAAATATTTTTAATAAACTTTGCCCTTCCACGCAAATAAATCTTCCACTCCTCAGAACTTCCTTGACGATGAACTTTCGCATGACAAGAATTACAAAGTGGAACCATGTTGTCTAAATCAGTAATTTTTTCTGAATCAGTGCTACGATAATCAATATGATGAATATGATTAGCCGCAGATAAACAAATAATACAACGACCACCGTACATTTCGATTACTTGCTCTCTTATCTGACTTTCTATATGCAACTCAAGTTCATCCTCTTCCATATTAGCACCGCCTTAGTCCTCAAGATAGTGTTCTGCTTCTCGCTTCCATTCTTCTATCTCTTCGTCAGTACACTTCAAAGTTCCATACACCCATGCTCTATAGGACTTAGCAACCGCCATGTGCGAATATGGATTGTCAGTATTAGGGTTCACAATACCAAGAGACTCTAATTCTTCCGCAACCCGACGGTAGCTTCTATACCTGTAGTATAGCCTTTCCACCAAAACAGGGTTCAAATATCTTTTTGGAGCCATCAAAAATCCTTTCTAATTTGTTTGTGCCACTATAAAAAGTAACAAACAAATTGCTAACATAAGGTCGTACCAACACCATTTAAGCGTTTTTTGTGTTTTCATAGTATATAAATACCATTTCTTAGACAACGTGTCTAATCAAAAAACGAACCAAAAAACCGAGTAAAATCAACCAAGTAACATTTGCCGCAACAGCATCTATAAGGTCTGACCTTCGTCTATAATCATAAGAAGCTAAGGGAAACAACAAAACATCAACTAAAAGTAACCACGGCAGAGCAAAGAACTTCCACAACGTAGTCAAATAAGAAGAACCTTTTTCTGTAATTACTGTACCGTCTTCTCCAACCCTGTTCAGCTGATTTAGAGCATTTTGAAGAAACTCAACTTGACCAAGGCTTAGTGGAACCTCCTCCCACTCATCCTCCTCACATTCCTCCTCTTCACACTCATCATCCTCATAATCCTCTTCTGTATTTATTCCAAAAGGCTTAAAAAGTTTTGTCATCTACTCCTCCAATCTCAGCATTTTTATGCCGACTACATAAAACTTTTCGCCAGTTTCTATATCCAATACAACTGTACCACGAGACCAAACTTTTCCAGACAACGATTCTAAAAAATCTGTCTTAGAAAACTCAGCCCCACGCCTAAAGGTTTTAGACGGGTCATATAAAATTCTATAAGGCTTACTATTTACTGCCATTATACTCCTCTTGTGTGCAAAATCCTAGTTAGAGGCTAAGATTCTGCACACAAACTCATTATTCAGTTGGACAAGCACCACCACAGGCTTGAAAAGAATTGATATATCCAAATGATATACCACAATTGTCTACCCAATGTCCGCCAACCGAAACAGGATAAAAACTACATCCAAAGTAATATCTTTGAATGGCTAAACTTGGTGCAACATACGTACCATCATAATTACGGTCTCTAAGCCAGTATGTAAGTCCGTCCTGACCCACAATATCCCAAACCCATATACGCTCCGTAGGAACGCAAATTGGGGGTTCTACGGGGTCGTCTGGAGGCTCCTCTCCTATACAAATGGGGTCTGTCCAATAACCGCCAGTACCGCTTTCCTCTACCCACTCTGATGGTACAAGTGTAATTGTTCCCACAGGGCAAGCAGGTTGTTCAGGACGTTTTTCACAAGCATACGCAACACCGACCGACAAAAACAATAATGCTACCAACACAAGTAAAACTTTTCTTAGTTTCATCGCTACTCCTAAATATCCACAAACATCAAATCATGTGGAAGATTAAAGCCCTTAGTGAACCAAGCTACAGAAAACCACGGGGCTTTTTTGCCCGTAAAGTCTATACGTTTAGGTAGAAATAATACCTGAACGTCGTGCATGTGAACTTGACAATTACGAGCCCCTAACGTTGTTACTGGCAATAACAAAGCAAAGGGCTTGTTTAACTTCTGACAACGTTCTAAAAACTTTGACTTCAAAGAAAAGGGAGGGTTTGTAAGAACAGCATCAAATGATTTAATCTCCCATTGTTTGTCCAAAAAGTCATAATCCGTATGGTCTATTCCAATAGTGTCATATCCACTATTCATAAGATGGTTTTCCAACACTCCTGCGCCGGGTGCGGCTTCCCAATATATCCAATCCTTTTTCATGTAAGGAAACAGATATTCTACCGCCGGGAAGGGAGTAGACAAATCATCAAACGCTCCACGACTTGAAAAGTCTTTCATTGGTTTCATTGGCATAGGCTTAATAAAACTCCTTTCTCCTAATCAGTTTATTATACCACACTTAATCATCTAAACCCACTAAAGATTCAAAAGCCTCTTGGTTCATTTCATCTATTGAAAAATCAATAAACTTTTGAAAGTCCTCTACCCGCATTCGAAGAAGGGTTTCACCACGATGTCCATTCTTCTGAAACAAAATATAGCCTTTTGGTTTCTGAGACAAAGAGATAAAAATATCTCCATTCTTACAATACTCGCCGTAACGAGTACGTCTTTCATAATGCGGAACAACTAAAAATTTCCTAGCTATAGATTTTCCTGCCATGTGTGCCTCCTTTATCTAAAAAACATTCAGGAACACTTAAATTAGTTTCTAAAGAAATCACGTCTTATCCCTTCTACTGAATTAGCCATGCCCACAAACAAACACAACTAAACACAATCACCAAAGCAGAAAAAATTGGAAAACATGAAATAGTTACTCTCGTTTTATTTGACATAATAGACCTCCTCTAAACAGTAGTTTTAAGCTCATTCTAACTCATCCAACGAACCTTCATAAGAATATTTTTATAATACGATAAAGAAGTATTATTTAAAAAATCATCATTTCCCCAAAATACAGTGCTGTGAAGCCTATTATCGTTTCCTTGATACCAATAAAAAACATAAATTGGAAGTTTAAGACTACGAAAACGTTTATTAAATTCGTTTGTCTTATCTTTTTTTATGTTTGTATATACTACTACCCTTAGCCCTGATTTTGTATATACCAAATCATCATACACAACTAATTTATTTAGCAAATAATCTAAATAATTACCTTTTTTCATTGCCATTTATCCTTGCTGGAGCGAGTCCGAACTTTGTGTTCCCTAAAAAGTTCTTTCATTTCAAGCCAATCATCATGTCCAAGATAACGTTTAATTAGGTCTAAATAGTTTTTTGTGAAGGTACAACCATGACCAGCCCGTTTAATTCTATCACGTTCATATTGTTGACCAGTAAGAGCGTGAGCCAATTCATGCAAAATAACCAATTCAGTTCGTGACCATTTAGGAAGTTTAACATAGGATAAAGTGCCACAAGCCCGTGTTCTTCCCCGTCCATCATAAACCTGTACTTGCATAAATCCACCATGTGATTTCCACCACTTAGAAGTTGTTATGTCAGCAACATACCTTTTTGTCTCTGATAATTTTTGAAGCTTGTTTCCATGAGATTTCCACTTAAACTTTGAGTGTTTTGTCTCCGCTGAATAAACTTTACTGCGTTGAAAATCTCTAAGTTGGGACATTGGTAATCCTTTCTCAATTGCGGACATGAACAGTATACACCTACTGATAAGAAAAGTCAAGAGCCAATTTAGAACAATTCACTCCTGACTTTTAGTTTTACGATGCGCTGTCCTGAACAAACGAACTAAACTAACATGCCTCTAATAGAAATTTCAAATTTAGTAATATCAGAAATATCTTCCTCAACCTTGATATAAATCTTATCTCCCTCATTTAGTCTCCAAGGTTGACCGTACATCATGTTGAGACAGAAAGTGGGAGTAAAAATATCATCACCTGCGGTTAGTTCAGGATTTTCTCCACCGCATCCCATAACCATAAAATCAAAGTTAGATTTAATGTTTTCTCCTGCTGTAAAATCTAAAAGCTCAGTACCATCTTTATCTTTGATAGCAAAAGTAAGCCCCGTACTTAGAGCACTGATACCACCAAGGTCGTCATTCTTAATACCCGCATCCATAATTACCGCTGACCAACCAAAAAAGTCCATGCTGTATCCGTCTGGAACTTCGTAATAAAACTCAACCGCTGTTCCACTTCCGTCTACTGCAATGTTGGTATCTCCTGCGGCATTCGCAAGATGGTCAATAACAACTCTGCTGATAGGAATAGCCATTTTATTATATCCTTTGTAATATATTTAATATATATTCTTTAATTT